GCTGGGTCGTGGGCGAGAACGTTCTCGGAATCGTTAATTGGTCGCAGGGAATGGTCTTCGAGCAGGTGTGCGCTGATTTGGAGGCGGCAGGATATGAGGTGCAAGCGTACCTTATACCAGCTGCGGGCGTCGGTGCTCCCCATATTCGATACAGAACATGGTTTGTTGCCCACCGTGGTGACGCAAGGGCTGAAAGTTCGTGGCAAGAGCGGTTCGGAGCCATTGTCGCCGGCTCTACTGCCGACACCGGTCGCGTCGGATTGCGGGAGCGGGCGTGTGAACAGGAGCTTGTCGAAGGGTGCATCCGAGCGGCCGACGCTCGCGCTTGCAGCGCGGATGGGGCTGTTGTCGACGCCGACGGCCTGCGATGCGAAAAACAATTCGTTTCCTCTCAGTCATGCGAAGCGGAAGAGCGGAGTCGTCCACGACGTCATGATTTCGCATCCGTCCTGAACTGGGAAGGGTTCCCGACTGAGTCCCCGATATGTGGCCCAGATGATGGGCTTTCCGCCGGACTGGACGGAATTACCTTTCCGGCATGGTGCCGCGAGTCGATCAAAGCCTACGGCAACGCCATAGTTCCGCAGGTAGCGTTGCGGATTTTCGAAACGATAAATGAATACATCCAATTAAAAAGACAACGTTATGAACACGAACATCTATTTCAAAGGCGACGCGGAACGTGGAGCCAAAATCATCGAAATTCTTAAATACGAAGGTGGAAGAGATGAGAATTATCTGAAAGGAACCGATCCGGAATGCCTATATTTCATCAGGCAAGATGGTGTGATCGACTGGTGCGAAGAGTACAGCCCCTTAGGTCGTGAGGTAATGGCTCATCGTCTCAGGGCTGAACTGATGGATCGCCCTGGATTCAACATGAAAATTCTGTGGCACAAACTCGGATTCATCAAAAATCATGAAGAGCCGGACATCCGAATCATCGCAGTGAAACGGCCGACATTATGGTCGGTAAAGATCGGTTTTTACATTGTCGACGATCTCGATGCGGAACCGGCACCTATGCCGAAAACCGAATTCGCCGTTGGCGAAGAGTTTCAGTGCGGACTGGTGCGGTTGAAAGTTGAAGAAGGAAAAGGCTGCGAAAACTGCTACTTCCGCGCATCCGAAAATTGTTCCTTCTTGGAAAATATAATAGGAGAATGCGCACAGAGTCATCGAGAAGACAAAACATCCATCATTTTCAAAAAAGTAGAATAACAGATTATGAAAACCAAACTTTTGCGTAAACTGCGGCGACAGGCGGAGAAGAAGATCGGCGTATGGAAGATGGCTAATGGAATTTACCGTGTGGGATATTTAAGTAAGTATATAACGGAAATTCTGGATGTCTGCGCAATCGAATATTGCAAAGAAATGCGTCGAAAATATATTTGTTCGCAAATCGATCGCCTGCGACCGCCAAAACGAATTTTTTAACTGCTCTTATGATTGCAATAACTTATAAATAGCAGAACTACATATAAACGACAACGGAGAGACTTCAATATCTCTCCGTTGTCGTTTATATGAATTCAACCTAATTTTGCTAAATCTTTACGTGCTTGTTGTAATTTCAACCATGCTTCGGAAACGATTTGCTGTCGCTGTTCCTCGGTTATCGGATCAGAGGGAGCAGACTCCCGAAATGTTGCGATGGTTTGCGTTGCCGTCGAAATCTCAGCATACAGTTTCTGACGGCGCAGATTATTCCGGACAAACTGGCGATGCTTTATCTCATCTGTTCTTTCCGATGCGAAGAGTGCAATTACTCCACATATCGGAGATAAGAACAATGAAAGCAGCGCCACGGATGTACTCCCGCATTCCCGTTCTTGACCAGCTACGCCGATAACGATGGACGCAGCAACCCACACGATAATAGTTACGATCTGCGAAACACTATCCCATGCGGCTTGTGCATACATTAAATCCAGTACCGCAGGATCCGAATAAAGTAAATTGACGAACATAATATTTGAGTTTTGATTTACACAAATATAGCAATTTCGAAAAACAAATCTGCTGTTTTGTCGATATTTTGCGAGCATCTCGCTATTTTATCGATACGTCTCCGATCTCGACGCTGACGGATACGCGTCGGGTTTGCGGTTCGGCCGATGTGTCGATAACCGTCACGGCATACTGTTCGAGGTTGACGATGGTGCTGTCGTGGTCGTGATCCGTGACGGATCGCATTCGGGTGAATGTTCCGGCATAATCGAGCCTCAGATCGCGCAGTACGATGCGCAGGGCGCCGAGCAGTTCGAAATCCTCTACGGCAGGATCGGCGGTTCGTCCCACGGCGGACGTCCGTCCGCGTACCTTCGTCGCGACGTAGATGTTTACGAGCACCGTTCCGCGCTGTACGTGCCGTCCTACCTGCTGCCACTGTATATCCGAGAATTCGATCAACGCGCAGGGATAGCGCAGCACCTTCTCCTCTTCGAGGTGTGCGAACTGGTTGTTGTAACGGTCGACGTATGCGACGAGTTTCGAATCCAATAGTGCATGTGCGATGTCCGTGTAGAGTTTCGCGCGAACGTCTTGGGATTGTCTTTCATCCATGATTCAATGCTATTTAATCGATGTTTCAAATGTCGAATATCTCTTCCACGGCGCGTTCGACGATGCGATCGAGCTTTTGGTCGAGCATCTGGCTGTCGCCCATGAACTGCCGCTGCGGCAGCTGCATGTGGCGTGTGTGGCTGCGCACGGTGAGGCTTCCGGTCTCTACGCGCTTCGTGCGTGTCCGCTCCTTTCCGGAGCTCGTGGTGTACTTTTCTTGTACACGTCCGTAGGTGCGGCGCGTGTGGGCGCGCACGGTGACGGTCTCGTCGACGCCGAAGTTATGCGCGGCGGCATAGGGTGCTTCGGCGGCGATGGTGATGCGGCGGAATGTCGCACGACGGATGCGGATCGATTTACGGAGTCTGCCCGTTTTGACGAGGATCGCACGACGACGGCGGCCGTCCGACTTTTTGCGTGGTTTCCATTTCTTGATACCGTGTCCTGTATCCCAGCCTTGTTTCGTAAATGAGTCGACGAAAAAGTTACGGGCCGCATCGGCCATGGCCTGCGGGAGTCGAATGCGCACGCGGTCGAGTCGATGCCGAAGGTCGCGCCAGGAGTAGGCGTATCCGTTGACAATGATTTTCTTTGCCATTACAATAGTGTCGTTTGGATGAATTTTTCAGTGCGACGAGCCGCTGTTCGTGCATGTTTCGGATCGATCTCATACCCCACGAATCGGCGTCCCAGTTTGGCAGCCATTGCACACTCCGTTCCGCTTCCGGCGAAGGGTACCACCACGAGTGCACCGGGACGTGTCGTGACCTGAATCAGATAACTGGTGATCGCCTCGCCTTTGACTGTGTCGTGCCCGTAGCGTTTCGATGCGCCGGAATCTTGCGGAAACTGCAATACGTCGGTCGACCGTTCGGGAAGATTGAACGGCCTCCGCAACTCCTCGTAGTCCCTGCGCAACTCCTCGTAGTCCTTGCGCAGCTCCTCGTAGTCTCGGCACAGATACTCGCTGTTGGGCCGATCGCCGTTGAAGAGGTTGCGAAGACGTTCATAATTCTCTCGGGTCGGCAATTCCCATTGTGAGCCGCGCGTGAACCAATGTCCGGCCATGCAGGTATGCAGGGCATCGTTGACACGCTTCGGTGTGAAGCCTGCCCGTTCCATTTCCGAGATCATGTAATC